TTGTGCAAAGGGCCTCATCCCAGCCCGTCGATTCCACGTAAGCATCGTTGTCGAGGTACGCAATATACTCCGTCTCCGCCATCCGAAACAACTGGTTGACCGCGCCCGCATAGCCAGTGTTTTCGTCCTGAATTTGGACGATGATACGCGAGTCCTGCGCGGCCTGATCCAGAATGAACCGTGTCTCGTCATCCCCGTCCGATGGATTGTGGACAATGAACAAGCGCCAATCTGTGCGCGAGTGCTGACGGATCGCGTCAATCGTCCGTACCAGCTTATCAGGCGCGCGGAATGAGGCTATTCCGATGTCGAGCCGTCTCATGCTTCCATCCTCGCAGGCCACGCTTCCACGGGCGGTTTCTGATACCACTGAGGCGACAACTGCACGAACCCCAAACGTGTCAGCATCGTATCCCAGTCATGCTCCCAGCGATCATTACACGCCAGGTGCATCGGGATGGACCCATCCGGCCCACTGCCGATAGCAAAGGCGTTCTGAGCTACGAAGATGCCACCCGGCTTCAGCGATGCGACCACGAACGCGGCCCACTCTTCGACGTTCGGGACATGCTCCAAGAAATCGAGCGAAACGATTGCCCCGTATTCCACGTCCACCACAGGCGGCGTAAACGTGCTGGTTTCGTTGACCTTGCACTTACTCCCGCGAAGGTCCATGCGGAACTCCGCAAACTGCGCCGTCTCACTATGCTGCAAATCGTGGTACGTTGCCGCAATCCCCGCCGCATCACACGCCAGCGTCAAATCCCCAGTACCGTCGCCAAGGCACAACACTGATTGCACGCCGTTCTGTTTCAGCCGCTCAAGGATACCGCGCACCATGCCACTGTAGTTGAATCCAGAATCTGAGTGATAGGCGGTCAACTCCCAGATATAGGAGTCCGTGCCGCGATACCACGCCAGCAGCTCATCATCCGTCTGCGGATTGGCCGCGCGGAAGTCTGCATTGACGGCCGGGTGAAGCTCCCGGAACCCGCTAGAGAGCTTCGCCAGCGCTGCCTCATGCGGCATACGGAAGAAAGCAGCGATCTCCTTCGAGCGATACGCCAGCATGTCGGTTTGCCGATCATCGAACTCCCGCCGCAACCGCGCGAACCCTTCCGCCGTTTCCGTGCGCGTGCCGTGGAACTCCCGATAGGTAGTATCCTTTGGACGCTGGCAGAACCCTTGCGCGATCAGTTCATCATGGCTCACTGGTTCAGGAGAGCATCCTAAGTGCCGCGCCACATCTAGCCTAGAAACCGCATCCACGCCGCCCACATTCCACGTCTCGCCCTTCGGTTGCGTCTGCGTCCATACCGCTTCCCAAATGCCCCGCGCCACATCCCACGCGAAACAGGCCGTAAATAGGCGGTCGTTGACAGACTTCGTTTCCTTGCCCGAGAGCATCCGCTCCGCCGGATTCTCTCGCCCGATGGCCGGAAATGGACGGATACCCAGCACGAAGGATGGCCGGACAATTGAACCACGATGCTCCAAAGCGATGCCGTCAGCGGCAAACTTCTGCAAGCCGTAGCAATTCGCGTGCGGGTCGAGCGCCGCCTGACTGCTTACCTGCACCAGATGCGCGCCGTTATCTTTGCACCACACCGCCAAGCGCTCAACGGCATAGGCGTTCACTTGACCCGCCGCCACGGGGTCACGCTCCACCGCGTCAGGGCTATTCTCCCCCGCGAGGTTCACGATCACGTCAGGCCGGAGCGCATCCAGACGCGCGATCAAATCTTCAGCGGTAACGTCTAGCGACTGGTACAGGAACCCGTCCCCACGCCGTCGAGTGAAGATCACCTCCAATCCTTTGGGAACACTGATTGCCATGTGTTGACCGATGATGCCGGACGCCCCAATTACTAAGACGCGCATTTCTTCTCCTGTTTGTCGCACGGGATCGTCATTTCATTGGTACGCAGGTGAACGACTGACCCACAACGATAGTAGGCCCGCCCATCGTCCACCATCCACAATTCCGCCTTGCACGCTGGACATTGCTCACTCATTACCGGATTCCCCCAATTGTCCATGCCCCATTTTTGCTTGAACAACTCCAGATTGCCGCTGAAATCCGCAGGCCCCGTGCCACGGTACGCGCTTTTCAGTGAGCCGTGATCGACGAAGCATCCGTCATGAATGCCGATCTTCAGCCCAGCGTTTCGGACCCGCAGGCAGTAATCGTCATCATCTAGCCCGTAGCCGACGAACCGCTCATCCAGCAGCCCCACTAGATCAATTGTAGTGCGCGGGATGTAGACCGCGACGAAACACACCATGCGCGGATCTTCGCGTAACCCGATTCCGCGCGGCTGTTGGTTCGGATTACCGACGTTGTTCGTGGTCGCCGCGATGATGCCGTATTCTGGATGATCTGCCGCCGCCTGTGCGAGTAGCGAGAATCCTCCCGGAGTCTGCAATATTGCGTCATCATTCAGGATTACAACACCGTCCACGAACTCGCCCGCCTTCATAATCCCAATGTTGACATTGCGCGCGAAAACGAACGGCTTCTCGCCGAAGTAAACATGCGCGTCAATCTTCGGGTGCCATTCTTGGTCCCATACCACGCGAACATCTGCGCTTGGTTCGTATGCCCGCACCGCCGCAACGCATGGCACAAGGTTCTCCATGCTCTTGGATGGAATCACAACTGATATTTTCATTGACTCCCCAGTCTCCCCCAGTTGTTCTATGTCCGGTGCGCGCGCGACTGGGGAGACGCGCCTTGACCGTAGGCCCGCACCGGACGAAATCAGAATACTACTTTACCGCTTCTAATACAACATCAATCTTCCATACCTCGTCGAACATGTCCATATACGGGCGCTCTTCCATACTCACAATACGGAAGCTGGCAGTGATGCCATAGGACTTGCAGAAGCGCTGTTGAGCAAAGCTGCCATGCTGGAAATACTGGAACGTGTTTCGGCAGTAGGGGCTGCAATGCGTAGGGTCTTGGACGTAGCCCGCCCCCTTGTCCGCGCTCGGGACGATGATATGCGCCCGCGCTCCCGGCTTTAGGACGCGGTGTAGCTCATTCATCGTGCCGATTCGGTTCGGAATGTGCTCCAGAATATCGAACGCTGCAATCTCGTCGATAGACGACGTTTCCCACGGCCACGGGAAGATGGAGAGGTCTACTACCTGATCGGCAGGCTGCGCGATGTCTACGGACATGAACCCTTCGAGTAGTCGATCTGAACAACCAAGATTCAGCTTCATGAGTTCGGCACTCCGCTTCCACCACGCGGCGGATTCTGCCGTTGATATTCAGTCATCGCAAAAGCTGGCTGATAACCGCCATCCTTCCACTGCGCCGGGTTTCGCTCAGGATATTTGACGGATGTGTTCCCCGCATGAATCCGCGCGACGATCATATTGTTCGCCGGAACAGTCAGCACGCGCCGCCCTACTTGAAAAGCGTTATCTTCGCCCTCATTGACCGGCTCAAACTTGCGCGATTCCCACGCGCTGCGCCAGTAGCAGAGGCTCACCCCGATGGCGTAACCCTCGCGCCCTACGTACATATGCCGCGCTCCGCTGTCCACGTTCCAGAACTCCATGGAGTGGTATCCCACGATTGCCGCCTCTGGGTGATCCTTCAGCATCTTCACTTGCTGCGCGATCCGTTCTGGGTGATAGATGTCATCATCGTCCCAGTGGACGATAATCTCAGCATCCTTCGCATCGTAGATCGCGGCGTTTCGCTTGTCCCCAATCGTGCCCACGCCCTCAACCTCGCACAGTCGCCCGTTCCCGTAGGTCTGCGCGTAGAAGGCGTGCCGCGCCTGATCAGCCCATTTCTCGCGCCCCGCCTTGGTGAGCATAATCGCCGCAACGCGCGGCTCAGAACGCATAGGACACCTGATACTGAGCGAGAATCGCTTCGATGCCGTACTTGAGCGCAATGGCCTGAATACCGGGAGTGTCTGGGATCACTTCGCCTTCCCGATTCTCGTACATCGCTCCCACTAGGAGCTTAATCGCATGTTGCAACATTTCGTCAGGATACACCAAAGGCGAAGCGGATGCACTCAACCCCGCCAAATAGCGAATGCGAACCGCGCCCGCGGGCCGCGGCGTGAATGACGGCCAGGTCTCGCCATACGCTGGCACGATCAACCCCGGCAACGCGTCCGTGTCCACAATGTAATCCGCCGCATCCATCGTCATGACGGTGCCCGCCGAATCCGTGTACTTGACCCATGTGACCGATAGCAACGGTGCCGCGTTCGGCAGGATGATCGGCGCGGAACTATTCGGGAAGCGATCCGCCACAATCTCATACATGGTTTGCATCAACGTCCTGCCAGTCCGCCATTCCACATGTTGCCGCGCGGCCTTCCCCAGTATTTCAATGTAGTCGTCCTCGGACGTGCCAACTACCCGCAGGTGGTCTTTCAACTCCTGAACGATGCACGGCTCAAGTGTCGGCGGAGTGATGACGGTAGGCTTATACATTGGACTTCCTTACTGGGATTTTCCCTTGTTCGGCGGAAATCAGAGCGCCCGCCCCCGCCCATTTGTAGTTGTACTCGCGCGGCTGCTCCAAGAAAAGGTCCAGATTGTAGACGCCGGTTGATGATCGCGTCAGGATCGCATCCACGCCATAGGTGTAGGTCGTTGATGTGCCGCTGGGAGTCTTGACGGTACACGTAACCGTAGTTGGGTCCAGCACCGTGCCAGCAAGTGTCGTAAACGTACATGTGATGCGCGGCTGGTCGCCGATCTCATACCAAACTGGCATTGCTTATCCTCCAACCGTAACCGTTGACTCTCGATCTTCTACCGCGCTGCTGGCCCCGCGCCCTGATACTGCCACGCTTGCGCCCCTGCCTGCTATTGTACTCACTGCTGTCCTACTATTGACTTCCGCCGATGCGCCACGGGATGCAATCGCCCCGGATGTAGTCCCCGGTGTAAACTGTACCGATGCTACAACCGCCGGAGCAAACCCCGCAATGATGACCGTCCCCGTTCCGGGGCTTGCCGATTTATGGGCGGACGCCGTAACCCTGGGAGCATAAACGGTGATACTGACCGTACCAACCCCAGGGCTGGTGTACTGATTTGCTGTAGCGGTCGCCGTGGGAGCATGGCTGTTGACCGTGATCGTGCCCGTACCAGGGGATGCCACCTTATTCGCCCCGGATGTGACGATGGGAGCGTAGCCGGTGATGCTGACTTGACCCGTGCCGGGGGATACCGCCTGATGGTTTGTTGACGCCGCCACGGGCGCGAACCCGGTCAATGTGACCGATCCTGCGCCCGGTGCCGCGGTTTTGTGATTGGAAACCGTGAGAGCCGGAGCAAACCCGGTCAGGGATACGGACCCCGTGCCCGGTGCCGCGCTCTTATGATTACTGACTACAATCGTCGGGGCAAAGCCCGTTATCGTGACCGATCCGGCCCCCGGTGCTGCTGTCTTATGGTCCGAAACCGCTACGGTGACGGCATACCCGGTAAGCGAAATTGACCCAACGCCAGGGCTTGCCGTTTTATTGTCCGCAGCCGCCGCGCTGGGAGCATACCCGGTAATTGTGATCGACCCATTGCTAGGGCTTGCCCTTTTGTGGTCACTGACGGAAATCGACGGAGCATATCCGGTGATCGGGATTGATCCGGCCCCCGGCGTGGCCGTTTGATGCGCTGTGATCGCCAGCGATGGTGCAAACCCAGTGAGATTGACGGCCCCGGCAATCGGAGATGCTGATTTATGGTCACTGACCGCGATGGATGGCGCGTAGCCGGTCAGCGTAACCGACCCCACCCCAGGAGATGCGCTCGTGTTATTGCTAACGGACGCCGTTGGGGCGAATCCTGTCAGTGGGATGCCACCAGCCCCCGGAGATGCCGTCTTGTGGTCACTGGCGACGGCAGACGGGGCAAAGCCGGTGATCGTAATTGATCCAGGGCCAGGGCTTGCCGACTTATTCAGCGTGACCGTGATCGACGGCGCAAACCCAGTGAGCGGAATTGACCCTGCCCCTGGTGCCGCGCTCTGATTGTTGCTGACCGTGATGCTTGGGGCAAACCCCGTCAGAGGGATATTCCCAACCCCCGGCGCGGCAGATTGGTGATTGCTTGCTGTGACCGTTGGCGCGAATCCAGTAACGACGATGGACCCATTCCCAGGAGATGCTGACTTGTGATCGGAGACGGTAATCGTCGGCGCAAAGCCTAGCAGGACGATCAGCCCAACCCCGGCGATGACGGATTTATTACCATCGACGGCAGAAATCGTTAACTGCCGCGTCCTGCTGGCTCGCTGGACAAAGGACGGCATAGCCTACCTCGCCAACCCCGGCTTAAATGGAGCAGGCCGCAAACTGCGTGCCGTGAATGTCGGAGAACTCGAATTCAGCGCAAGAAGAACCGCAGACCATACATCCGACACTGCCACCGTTGCAGTTTTTGTGCCAGTAGACCCCGTGGCATAGTTCTCGCCATCCGCCAAATAGTAGCCAGGGCTGTCGATACGCTCTGTCATCCCCGCCGGGGGGGTCATCGTGTTGCTGGCTGAGTCCACCGCAACAAAGATGAGCCTACATGGTTTGGTGGTAGTAACCGCAGTCGCCGTCGCAGAGGTGCTAGATCCCGATGCCCCCGTGCCAATAACGTCAAAAGGACTAGCAGCACCAGAGGCCCCTCGATAACTAGCCAAGTAGCCGCCAGTAAACGTAGACGTAGCAGCTGCAAACTGGTACGTCCCACCCGTCTCATTGGTCGCCCGCTTCCAGTAGATCGACACTTGATTGTCTGTCCCTTGGTAATTCACCAATGCGCTGAATCCCGCCGGAGCGGATGTGATCGCCGCAGTATTTGGGAAGGATACAACCACGGCAAGCAAAATTTGACCATCGTAGAGGGTCGCTGGAGCTACAAGGTTGATCGTCGCTACAGCAGAACCAGCTAGCGTGGTGGATGCAACGAACTCGGGGAATGATGGCATGCTAGATCCTCTCCGTGAACGTCAACCCAGCGCCACTTCCGCTGAATGACTTATAGTTCTCAAACGCCACGCCCTGCGCTTTAATCTCAATGACGATGGTCTGCCAATTCGTAGCCGTTCCGGTGATACTCACGTTAGTGGAAGGCCAATTCCCCGTGGCGAGCCCATTGGTGTCAAACCCGGCAACCTCCACCGATGCGCCCGCCGCATTTGTAAGCGCCGTCATCCCCGTTGGAGCTGTTTCAATCGTTGTATCCTGCGATCCATGTCCAGCGAAAGCGATAAACCACGATGACCCCACCACTCCAGACGCAGCAAGCGCGCGCGCCGCGTAGTTGATAGTGTTCGTTGACCCAGATCCAGCCGACAGCGTGCCGAACGGGGTAGCCGAGGAAATGGCCCCACGATAGACAATACACACCAGCCCGCTGGCATTCGTCCACGTCCCCGATGTTTCAGCTGTGGACGTACACCGCTTGTACCCCATCGAAACAGAGCAGAGCGTACCGTCAGTGGTGTTCGTGATGTTCGTCCACCCAGACGGGATAGTAGGATTCGTCACGGAACCATCACGGAAAGCGAAAACAATCATCATGTCCCCGACTTTGTGCCCTGCCGGAATCGTGATCGTCGCAGCGTCCGCCACTGAAGCCGAACCCACTCGACTGATCGCCATGATGCCCCTTTAGTTCAGTGATTCGATGGAGTAGGTATGCAATTGGATCGAGTTCGCCGCATTCGCCGTGCCCCACGTGACCGTCAAAGCCAAGTCCGTCTGAGCAGTCACATCCGCTGTCACCGCTACCGGCGTAGTTCCGCCCGTTGACCCGGAAACCACCGGCATCGGCATACCGTAATTGGTAACGGTGCCCGCCGTTCCAGCGGTCGATGTGTACAGCGTCACATCACCCATCGTGAAGAGCGTCCCCGTTGCGCCGTTGGAGCGAGTTTGAATTATCAAGTCCAGCATCCAAACCGCCGTCATAGAAGCGCCGCCGCCAACACCCGATGTAGTAGTCACAGTGCTGGACTTCGCCAGAACCGTACCGCTCACGCCGCCCCACCGCACCGAAAAAATGATAGTGGGGGTAGCCGTCGTCCCATATCCACCCGTGGCCTTGATGCGCAATGCGCGGCCATCCTGCAAGTAGTTTGCCGGGATCGTCACGTTCGGGACCAGGATCGTTTCCGTAGTGGAGTTCGCAACTGCCGTACCGCTTGCCGTTGAGACCACGAGCGTCTCTGCCCAGTATTGGCGACTCATTAGGCCGTCGCTCCAGTGAATGTCAGAATGCCACTGGCGTTGATCGTGACCGTAAACGTGTTCCCCGTCGTGGTGGTGATATCCGCCGGAGTCGTATCCAGCAGGCAGTAGGCCACCAACTTACCCGATGTGCTGGAATAGATCACCGCAAACCGCGCCACGATGGACCCGCCCGAAGCGGTCCATACCTGATCGTCGCAATCGAGCGTTGTCGTCTGCCCGGAATGCGCCCACGTCATCGTGAGCGTTTTCCCGCCGGTGGTGTACCCGTTGGCGTTCGCGTGCTCATTCGTCAGATCCGTATATGCGGTGTTCGTGGTCAACGTTGCCGCGTTGGAAGTGCTCAGAAACAGAGCCATCTTGAATGTATCGTTGTCAAGGTCGATGGTATTGTCGCCCTGAAACTCCACGAAACTCTCGTATGTACGCCAAGCCGATGCCGCCATGATGACTCCTTCTTCCCCTCAATCAACCAAAAATGCGGGCGGAGCCACCGACTCTCCGCCCGCCCAGGAGAGCTTAGCTCACCACGTCCGAAGTCTCATCCGCATACCGCAGATCGGTCGCCATTGCGATGACCGTTCCGAGTACCGGAGAATCGACGGATTCCACCAGCTTCAAATGCGCGTAGGCATAGCCGCTTGCGGCCAGCTTCTTCGCGTCCACCTCGACGATGTACATGTCGGAGCTACCCGCCGTAGTCACGAAACCCGACGTGGTAGCCGCCGTCACAGCGCCTACGGTGGTGTTGTTCGCGGCGATCCGGCGGTAGTAGAACTCCACCGCCGTTTCCGAAATCGGCGAGGTGTCGCTACCGGCCAGCACGGTGATGGTGCTGGTGCCCGTGGCCCCAACTCCCTTCACCACCAGCCACGCGATACGGCCCGCCGCCTTCATATTGAACCCCGTGGGGTATACCGTGCCACTGAAGGCATCGGCTACCGGAGCCAGGGCGTTGACGAAACGAAACTGCTCAAGAATGTGTGTCATGTTGGGTTCTCCTTTTTCCCTGGTTCCTTTACGAGCGCGTTGCGAGGGTCACGAACGGCGACAACGTGCCGGTGCCCTTGAACGGAGTGATAGCCGATTTGAGCGCCGGTTGCCCGTCGATGCGCAGCGTCCACCGGAAGGCCTGCTCACCCGTCAGGAACTTGACATGCATCGAAACCGCCGATTGCAGCCCGCCCTTGCCGATGGTGTAGTACATGCCCATGTCAGCGAGTACGATGTCACCAACCGTGCCCAGCGTTTCGCAGTGCTCAATCGGCACTACCGGACGCCCGAAGATCGCGCCGTTGGGGAAACCAGCCGCGCCGTTCGCCGGAGTCCACACCGCCTGACCGCTCACGTTTTCGGTGCCCGCCACGTTCTTGTGAGGGATCACCATCTTCTCGAGCGACGGGTACGTGTCAATGTTGACGAACCAAACCGCCTTGGCAAACGACCGCGCAGGCATCCGAACGCGCATCTTGCTCACGTTCTCGTACATGATCGTCGCGGCAGGCTGCGAGGTTTCCTTCGCCACGCTGACAGTACACGGAGCATTCAGGATGCCCAGCGGAGCGCCCGCGCCAGTGCCACGGAAAGCCAGATCGTCGAGCTTGAAGGCGAACTCTTCCGCGAACGCCTGACGGGTGACGCTTTCCGTAATCGAAGCATCTTCCAGCTGCTCATCCGTGATGTAGCAGAGGCCGAACAACTTCTTGAGGTTCATCTCGATCTTGCCGAACTTCGGCTTGGACGCAGTGACCGTTTCCGCTTCATCGCCCATGTAGACCGATACACCACCCCACCGCGAACCGTTCGCGCGGCTGGTTTCGTCGATGCCGTTGAACTTGATGCCATTGGCATTGGTCGAAATCGTGAAGTTGCGCGCACGATTCCAGACTTGTGATTCCTGAATCATGTTCTTGTACAGATCCGGCGCGACATCCTGACCCACCAGGAACCCGCCTTCACTGCCCACGGTCTCATTCAGGCCCGCCGCCGCGCGTACCTGCTGGCTGCGCACGTCGAGCGCCCGAAGTCGCGGATCAATCTCCGCCCCGGACTCCGCCGAACGCCGCACGGCTTGCAACATGTGCCCGAACGAACGGAACTTCTCATCTTCTCCGTTGTCGTGGACTTGCGCCGGGATGCGAGGAGCGCCGCCCGCCGCGCGCTGCTGTTCCTCGCGCGTGGGAGCCTTCGGAGCCGCCGCCAACGCCGCCGCATTGTCCGAGCGCTCCTGATCCGCTTCTTGCAGGTCCGCAATCTGCGCCTTCAGTGTCTTGGACTCATCCAGAGCCGCGCGGTATTCCGTGCGCTCCGCATCCGTCATCGTCCGTGTTTCCGCCTGCGCCTTGTCCTCGATCTCTTTGCATCGAGCCAAAAGGGCAGCACGCTTTTCAATCAGCGTCTTCAACATTGGTAATCTCCTCGCGTCATCACGACGCTAGTCTGATACTGGTTAATCGCGTGGGTTTACGCCGCCATATCTTCTAGCTCACGTTCCCATTGAAGCCGCAACTCCTCATCCAGGTGGCACATATCAACCGGGGCGTCTCCCGACGCGTGGCCGTGTTGCACCGAGCTTTCTGAAGTGTAACGCGCTCTGAACTCATCAATCCTGTCGCTGGACCGCGCACTCAGCGCAATCTCAGTATCAGTATACGCCGGAATCGCAACCGGCGATACTTCGATCAAATCCAACTCCCGCAGCGTGATGGTAATAAGGCCCTTCGTTTCCAGCACGGCCTCATCTAAGATGCGGAACCCGAAGCTCATCTGGTCCACGTCGCCGCGCTCAATCGGAAACATCACCATATCACGAATCAGGTCTGTATCGGGCGGAGTGATGACGGTTCGCAACCCGTGCTCATCTTCCGAAAGTTCAAGCGTGCCATTCTTCCGGCGGCCCAGCACTACATCCGTATTATGATTCCACACCGCGCGCTGATCGCTCTGATTCAGTGACCGCTTGAACGCGCCGCGCTCGATCTTCTCCCGAATCTCGGGAGAGCCTTTATACCACGCGTCGGCAGGAACCAACACCGTCTCACGATTGAAGACCGCCGCGTATCCTTCGAGCGTGGATGCCTTTTCCTCGCCATCGGCGCGCCGCTTCATCTCAAGCGGATATGAGCGCAACTCAATCGCGCTACTCCGCTCCCTACGGTACGGGTGTTTCGCCATTTGCATTACCTCCTGCCGTCGCTGGCTCAGTCTTCAGAACCACATCGCCCGCCTTATTCACGAATTGCATGTTCATCGGACGGCGGTACACGTCACCACCATCGTACGGGTCTTCATTCTCGTATGCCAGCACATCGTTAGGCGAGTACACGCCTGACTCAATCATAGTACGATGCCATGCCGCGCGCGCGGCGGTGTCCCCGCGCATCAGTCCCTTGAACTCGTACTCGACAAAAACGCTTGAATTGGTATCCGGCAGGAGCTTCTGTTCTAACGCCGTTTCCAATCCCTTGATAATCGGCATCAGCGTATAGGTGACGAATCCGATTGTCTGCTGTTCAATCCCCGTGCCCCAGGATGTCGCCTTCTCGGTGTCCCCGACCATGTGAGGCGGAACCCCGAAGATTTTGTAGACCTCGGCATTGCTGAACCGCGATTGTTCCAAGAATTGCGCATCGTTCGGGTGAATAGAAATCGGCTTGGCCGTCATCCCGTTCTGAAGGATGATCGCCTTATGCGCGTTTTGCAATCCAGCGTAGGCATCGTTGAAGCTCTTCTTCAGAGTCTCCATTTGCTGCTGATCGATAGCCTGCGGGTGCTCCAGAACAAGCCTATCAGTAAAGCCGTTCCTGTGAAAGCTCGCCGCGCTCTTCTGATTCGCACCAACCAGCCCGATGGCTTCGCGCATCTGCGCAATCGGGGACAATCCAGTTACACCGTCGATACTACGATTCTTGAAATGGAAAATGGACCATGCCGGGAACTCGCGTTCCTGCCCGTCCGCCGCGCGAATGAAGTAGCGCGGTTCAGCATCAAACCCGCCCTTCTTCTCCACTCGGACGATCTCCGGCGGAATCGGATACACCGCCTTCACTCGATCATTGCCAGCCCACTCCACCCAGCTGTAATGGTTCCCCCATAGCAGATAGTGAGTGATCGCAATGCCCATCCACTCCATCGACGACATGCCGGGATTTATTCGGTCATGGATCAGCGGCTGCAAGTAGTGGCCGACTGCCAACTCATGCGGTTTTAGCCCGCCCTCAACGCGGCGAAACACATTCCCCGGCAGAACAGAGCAAGCCTTCGCTATCAGGTCCACGCAGGCCCACACCGCAGGGAGTTGCATCGCGCTGGCTTGCGTGACTGGATAACCGCTTTCCGTTGGACTCCCGAACGCTACTAGGTCCATCATCCGATCCAAGTCGGCAATGCTGAACGCACGCTTCGTGATTTGCCGAAGCCCTGCGATCATTTGGACTCCATGATTTGAGCGGCGAAGGTCACTAGTAAGAAAATACCACAGACGATCCACCCGAGCGGCGGGTACACCTGCGCGGCCCCGATTGTCAAGCACGCGCCACCGGCGACAAACGGCACTACGATCTTCGCCGTCTTCAAATTAAACCGCCACAATCTCGTAGTTCCATGCGTTCTCCGGGATCATTCCTCGCACCATCGCCGTTACCAGCGCCGCAAATCCGTCAATCCGCATCGCGTCTTTCATCAAGTCCGGCTTCTTTGGTGCAATGTTACCATTTCCATCCGTGCGCGACACAACGGACTCCGCGTGCCACGTCATCACCTCATGTCCGCCGTGCCTCACCTTGCCCTCTAAGAGCTTCCGGTGAATGTGCTTCATCGGTGCGGACAAATGCACGATGGTCTGAGGGATCTTGACGCAGTTGTAACCCTTGTTCATCAACCGCGTTACTAGATCCGTCGCATTCCAAGGATCGTAGCAAATCTCCTGAATGTGGAAATCCTCGACGGCCCACGCGATCTTTGCTTCAATCGCGGCGTAGTCCACTACATCACCATCCGTCACTGCGATCAATCCCTGTTCGATCCAGCGGCGCAGTGGTACATGGAGCTTCTTTTCGAGGTCTGGGACGCGATCTTTCGGAACCCAAAAGAACGGCATCAGGTCGTAGGAACCATCCGTCGTGTCTGGAAAGAGCATCATCATTGCCGTGAAGTCAGTGGTTGCTGATAAGTCGATACCAACATAACACGGACGCCGCAACAATGCGCGTGTTTCCTGGTTGCCCCGTGCCCACTCTCCGGGCTGTAGCCATCGGTCCTCTGACTGGCCCCAGATGTTGAGATGGTACCGGAGGAATGCGCTTTTCCCGTTCTCTATCTCCTCGACGATCTTCTCATCCTTCAGGAACCCGCCGTGGTCCTCATGTGATGGATTCGCCAACACGCGCGCTTCCCGTGACATCCAGTAATCTGGTTCGGTCTTAATCCGCGCTTCGTCCGCGCTGTAGATCGTGCAATGGTACCGCCCCGCGCGCTCCCCGCCGCCGATGATGCGCTTAGCCCGTTCATGCTCCCGGTAACAAAGCTCCGAATCGTGCGCATCGCCCGCGGTGGTGATCGCTATGCGCATGGATTCCTCTCGGGAGATGGTGCCCTTAGTCACCACTTCCCACAAAGTACGCGCCTTCGCCGTCTTCCATCGGTGAAGTTCGTCGATAATCGCCAGGGATGGCTCGATTCCATCCTGAATGTCGCCATCGGCGGAAAGAACGGCATAAAACCCGGCCCCATCCTTGCGCACAATGCGCTTGGTCGAGTCCAGAATCTTGAGCTTGTCCCGCAGAAAGGCGTTATCCCGCGCAAAGTAGGCCGCGGAACGGTACACGATTCCGGCCTGATCCTTCGCCGCGGCGCAACCGTACGCGTCCGGCCTTTCCACATGTTCCATCGTCAGGTGATACAGCGGCAATCCACCCACTAGGTACGACTTGCCGTTCTTCTTAGGCAACTCCGCGTAAGATTGCCAGAACTGGCGCTTCCCCGTCTCGACATCCAGCGTGCCGTACAGCTCCCGCAAGTAGCGTTCTTGCCACTTCAGCAAGCGCAAACCTAATGGTTTGTATAGGATGCCGCCAAAAAAGGAAACCACGTGGCACCCTCGACACATCGGCCCTTTCCCGGTGGAGTAACACCACGTCGGAACCGAACACCACTTGCAAATGTCGAGTTTCAGCACACCGCGCTATCGCTGTCCCCTTCGCCTAAGAATGCGGACATTGCATCGAGTTCGGGATCGCCATCTGCCTGTTTAGGCTTGGTGAACTTCGCCCGCGCCGATTCGTTCAGCCCCATCCGGTCGGCCAATTGCATGTACCGCTGGACTAGATCCGGGAATGTCTTCAACGCGAAACGCCCCGCGATCACCATAGAAGCATACACCAGCGCGATACTCGTCAGCATTCCTTCGTCCACCACTGCTAGCAGCCCTTCACGCGCCAGCCCGTCCGCCGTCGTCATCCAGTATTCCGCCGCGATCTTGTCTAGTGAAATTTTTTCGCCTGTTTCCTCAGTCTCGTAAGCCGCGCGCAACCAGTCCGGCATTTCAGGACGCCCGCGCTTCGCCATCAATGCGGCCTCTATCGCAGCGTCGTGTTTCTGCTGCCCAACCTTCCGCAAATCCCCCTCAAGTCGCTTAAGGGCTATCGGCTTTGCATTCCTTGCCATGCCTCATGCTATCATGGCCGCATCCGGCCATGGATATCGTAAACCCATCAGCCCTGGCGGATCGGTGCGAACGGATCGGCTCGACCTGAGACAGAATCGTTACCGGAAACCGCGAAATAAGAGCGGCGAAAACGATTCGCGCTGAAGAAGTACAAATCCTCCTCGCAAGGAGAGGGGGTAGGGGGTGAGGTATGCCCTCAGATCCCTCTAAGCAACTGGCAAAACGCGGATTTACGTAATCGAG